CCTTTTCCTGTAGGAGGGTAGCGAACGGGCTCTCGTAGTACCATCGAAGGTGGACATCTGCATGGTCGATCAGGTCGTGTTCGGCGAGTCCCACGCGGTCGAGATCTTCATCGTAAAGCCAGTAGACATTGGCGTGCGTATAGGCAGGATCCCGACGACCACGGTAGACCTCGCGACCGTCCATGGTCCACAAGTCGGAGACCACATCAATGTCGTGCTCTGTAATGTCAGTGGAGACTGGGTACACCACGCGGCGATCGATGGCAGACAACATTGTTAGCCTGCGGCACTTAATCAAACGAGACCACAACGCGGACATCGTGACGACGGACAGACTTGGTGGCGGAACGGCTGAGCTCGTGGCGCTTCCGACGACCCTCCTCGGTGTTGGTCACCACCTGCGAACAGGCCTCCATGTCTGCGTGGATCTCGTCGTAGTGCTCTGTCAGGTAATCCAGAACCTCATCCTGCACGGCCCACTCGAAAAAGTTGAGCTGCCCCACAGTCGTGTCGATGCCCCGAAACTGGATTCGCTTCCACCTGCAGAAAGGGTCGAACATCTTCTTGTTGTACGCCTTGAGATGCGCCTTGTAGACCAGGTACACGATGACGTGCTTGTTGTCCTTGGTCAGGAAGGACACATTCTGCTTCTTGGAGTAATTGGTCACGAACCAGTCAATCAACCGCAGACTGAGCTTGGACTCGCCCTTGAGGATGGATTGAACGCGCTCGAAGGTTGCAGGGTTGGAGTAGAAGTTCTCGAGGCGGTGGAGAACCCACTGCTCCTTGCTTTGAATTACAGTATCCGTCATACCTAATCTGTGTTTCACCAGTGAAAATGAGTTTAGGAGTTCAACGCATGGAATCTTGTAATGGATGATGCCATCACTGCATGGCTCTGGGATGGACCCTTCACCCATCTTCAAACGCGGATTCGTCAGTTTGTTCACTTCTGTTCGGAGTTGGTGCCCCTCTCTCACCGTGTACTTCGTCGTCATGTTCTGGCTCGTGTCCATGAGTTGATGAAGGGCGAGCTTGGACGCAGATGGGCTCGAGACCGCAATGTGCGACGGGTCATCCGTATCTACGGGCAGAATGATCAGCGAACGGCAGCGTGGCACTCCAAGCGCGGTCAGATGATCACGGCCTCGGAGTTGGGTGCCATCTTTACGGGTGGTGAGACGCGCCGCTCCGTCATGCTTCGTAAACTAGAGCCACCTGCTCCGCCTACGGGGCCGCCTTGCGCACCTCTGATTTGGGGCACGCGGTTTGAGCCCATTGCAAAGCAGATTTACGAGGAGGAGACGAACTGCTCCATCACCGATGTGTCGTGTGTCCAGCACCCAGTCCACTCGTTCTTGGGCGCCTCTCCCGACGGCATCATCTTCCCAAAGGGACCACGAGACATGCGGCATGGTCGCCTGGTCGAGTTCAAGTGCCCCTTCTCCCGAGTGGCCAAGGACGGCGTGCCGTCCGCATACATCCACCAGATGCAGATGCAGATGGAGTGTACGGGCATTGACGAGTGCGAGTATGTGGAGTTTCGGTTTAAGCAGGTCTACTATGCAGAGTGGGTCGCCTTCCAAGGTCGCAAAGGTATATTTGTGATCTTCGAGGATGACACTGTGAGCTATACCAAGGACGCATCCTGGGAGCAGGAGCACCAGAAGGTGCACTGGATTCTGCAGTCGGTGAAGAAGGACTTTGTGCCCAAGGACCCCAACTGGCTGCCGTCCCACTTTGACGACCTGAAGGCCTTCTGGGACGAGGTGGTCCAACACCGAACCAACGGGACCAAGCCCACGTCACCGCCGTCCACAACAGTAACGATAGACCTTTAACCACCACGGACGCCGATCGGCAAACTTGGCGTTCCACTCCTTGATGGTGAACCGATTGCCCATGCTCAAATTACACCGACGACAAATGGGATACAGGTTGTCAAGAGTCGTCTTGCCACCCTTGCTCTCAGGCACATCGTGTCCGCATTCAAAGTCAAATACATTCATGCGGTTCTGACACCACACAATGGTACATGGGCTCGAGAAGACATGGCCGCAACGGAGAATCCACACCTGTTCTCTCAGGGCGACTGGGATTTTCTGCTTATGAGCCATTGGGAATTACCATGTCTTTTCCTGTAGACGACCAGGAGGGGGTCCGCCAGTGACATTGATGTACGACTGGTACGCATTCACCTGAAACGGAGTCTGGAGTCCTTCAAGGGGCGGGGTCGTCACCTTGGGACGGGGCATATGGTTCGTGCGCTGGGAATAGCTGGAGTCTGTCGTCACATCTGTGCGAACGATTCCACGCATGTCCTGGAACGCGGGGTCAGGGCGCTTGGCCTCGGAGGAGAAGAACGTGAACCACGCGAGGCCGATGGCCACCAAGGCCACGAGAAGCACAAGGAATTCATTCATTGTTTAGAGACCCCGAAAAAAAGGGATTGTTTCGTCTCTTGCTCATCAACAAGTATGGCGCCTTCCGAAGAGACAGCACTGGAGACCCTTCGACTCTTCCTCTCTCGCCGCGGACTTCCCACGGAGACGATTCGTGTGACGACCGAAGATCTCGAGAAGGTCAACATCTACACCATTGGCAAGATGTTGGTAATCTTCAACCAGAAGCAAACCACCTCCGTCCCCGACATTGGAAACTACCGCAAGTTTGCTGCCGAGCACTCGTACACCAATGGCATCGTCGTCGTATCGAGATCCAAGCCATCTGACAATGCACTCCTGCAGATGAAGGCCGCATCCAAGGAGCGCATGCACTTCTTCTACCTCCCCGAGCTCCAGTACGACATTACACAGTCTCGCTGGTCCATGCCACACCGCATCATGAAGCCCGATGAGATTACGGAACTCCTCAAGGCCAAGAACATCACCAAGCCCGAGGTCCAGCTGCTCTCGATTGATTCGCAGGATATCCAGGCGCGTATCCTTGGTGCCATCCCGGGAGATGTGATTGAGGTGATCCGTCACAGCGATACTGCGGGGCAGTCCAAGGTCTGGCGGTACTGCGTGGTGGATGCAAATGTTGTTTGAAGACAATGAGTGCACCCGTAGCCGACGGACAATTGGCTGACCTGGATGCCAAGTATCAGCTCGCGCGTGCAGACTATGATGCCAAGGTCTCAGCGGCCCTGGCATCTGCCGACCCCGTGGCCGCCGCGGCTGCCGTAAAGGCCAAGCAGGAGATGGTGAGTCTCACGGAGAAGATGGTGTCCGTTACGACGCAAACCCCGACACCTGATCTGGACACCAAGCATCGTCAGTTTCTCGATCGCCTTCACACCCTGCAGGCAGAATACAATACCCTGTCGGCGAGCAACGACCAGCTGAAGACCCTCCAGGCAATCCGCGCGCGTGAAGAGGAGAAGTTCGAAGGTCCCTTTTATTTTTTCGGCGGGCTCTTTGTCGTGTCCTGCTGTGCATTGTTGGCCACTCTGATCATCAAGCACTAGTACACGCCGCCCACAAAGACAGCAAACACGCCAATCACGAAGATAGCCACTGCCTTGGAGATCATGATGGATGTATCTTGTACACGATCTGCAGCATTGACTTCGGACTTGGTCAGCGTATCCTTGAGAGTAGGGAGTGACGTCTCGTACGATGCGATTTGTTCGTGGAGCTTGCTGACATCCCCGCCCAGGCCGCCGTTGTCAGCCAATTGACGCTGGACATCCTCCTGCATGTTCATCGTACCCTGCTGTTCCTCTGCAAGTCTCGTATCCAGTTTCGTCTTGGCCGCCGCCGTTGCCTGTGCAGCCGCCGTGTCATTGGGATTGAGCGTAGACGCGGTCAGCAGAGTCTTGTAGTTTGCCAGTTCGTCCTGCAAATCCTTCGGCAATACAATCGTCGCATCCGCCTTTCCAGATGGAGTCGGATTCGTCAATTGCTCACGCCCCGTGAGATTGATAATAAACAGGAGGGTTCCCGCGAGAAGGACAAGCCACTCGAGCATTATCTCTTGGCTAGTAAACAAAATGCCCGTGCGTTCCTTCCTCGAACTCGGTGGCCCAGGCGGAACGGTTCACACGCCCCTGACAAGTGATGCTTCTGAACACACGCGCTACATCCGCATGGCGGCCACCATTGCCCCGTACATCAACAATGGCGTGTCTCCAGTCCCCAATGCCCTCGGTTGGCGGAGCATGGATGCGAACCGTGATGCTCGGTTGATTGCCCCGATCTACGGCAAGATTCGGGCTTTTCTTCCGAACAGAGGATAATGGATAGCGTTCACCAGTCGTCTCGACTGCTCAAACAGGCATCGGACGACTATGATGAATTTCTTCACGACACACCCACACCTCGGCAGGCGACTGCGGGCTCGATTGACTCGCGCGCGTCCAAGGAACGCCAGAAGATCCTCAAGGTCCAGGCCATGCACCTCTATGTCATCCAAGTCGCCCTCTTGACAATCCTGTTCTGCATTCTGGCGTACTGGGTCCTGCCCGACTGGGCTGCTCCGATGGTGAGTCTGTTGATCCTTGCTACGGGCATTGGGTCAGCAATCTATCTTTCACAGATATAATGGGTCAACAGTTCTCTGCCGCCACTGTCGCTGCCGAGCTAGCCGCTGCCAATAAGCTGCAGACGGACACTGCAACCGCATCTGCCAAGGCACAACAAGAGGTCGACAAGTACACCATGGAGTTCAATGCGGCCCAGACTCAGAAAAACCAGATTCAGACCACCTCCGAGCTCATGCAGAAAGCGACGGGGCTGTACTCGGGGGTCTCTGACGACCTTCATTACACAGTCAATCAGTTCGATTCCCATCTCAAGGACTTGCAGAACAAGATCAACATTACCAACCGAAAGACCGCGGCTCCCTCCTGGTGGCCTTGGCTTGATATCTTTTTGAATGTGATGCTTGTAGTGGTACTGCTGTATGCAATCTACTCCTTGGTGCGTCGTACCTATTACGTTCATCCTCCAGCTACCCAAGTCGGATACCATTAGCAATGGAGATCAACGACTCACGCACCGTACTCGACTTCCAAAAAAAGACCTTCTGCGGTCATCCGAGGGCGCATGTTCGCAAGGTCCTCTTACAGAACATCCAGTTGGGACACGCGGATTACGCGTGCTACTGGACGCTCGAGATGCTGTGTTCGGGATTGGTACATTCCCTGTGGGATGCCTTTTTCGAAGCCGCGGCTCTCCACATCAACCGTGGCAATCCTGCGGTCTTTACCTACTTGGCCAAGGCGTACGAGGACTACATGCCAATCGAGGGAAACTATCCGCTTGGCTCCATGACCAGCATCCGCAACAACTTGGATGTCCGTCGCATGGTGTGTGAAGTCGCAGCCGCCATGTCGGGATCTCGCAAGAACAAGCTGCCGACCCTGCCGACCCTCAAGCCGATCCACGACTTTGACCCGATCACGATTCAGGAGAGCGTGCGTGCTCCCTCGTCCATGTACGGAAAGCTGGTCCTGCGGCCAAACGATCCCATCTCCGTCATGGTGCCAATGAACGAGTTCTGCTACTGCATTCGCGCCGATGTGCGTGACCTGACGCGCTCTCTGTATTGGATGTCGTGGGTCATGACCTTTTGCAGAGAGCACAAGAAGGCGTCCAAGATGGTCTTGCCCTTTGCCAACCGCTCAGACGAGTTCGTATCCATGGAGCACGGCACTCACCCGGTGTGGATCTTTTGGGAGGCCGTTCGCAAGCAGGCGGGTCTCCAGGCCCGTCCGTACATTGAGATTCTCTACAAGATGCACTGTCTGCGGTGGTCGCCATCCGACAAGTCCAAGCGTGCCCTGCTGTTGGCGGCGATTGTCATTGTGTGCGAGTCCAACTTGGACACTACGCCCGTATCTGGAAACACGCAGGCCATCTCGACCATGCTGGAGGGAATGCCGCGGTGGATCGACGCCATCCAGCGGATGCAGCAGTCCTTTGCCCAACCCTGAGCCCAAAAACGGAATGCCAGAGACCGAGTATATATGTCTTACTAGAATGTTTAAGCCCTCTATCTCTGCCACAAAGGTTGCGGGTGTCTGCGGTCTCCACAAGTACCAGAACATCGATGAGGTTACCTACGAACTCTACTGCAAGGACAAGACTGTTGAGCCTAAGATTCGAGCGATTGAGGCCGAGCTCGGCCTCCGATCCTTTGAGTCTCTGAAGACGGATGTGTTCAAGGATGCGAATGTGAAGCAGGTTGTCTATGCAGCTCTGGACGCAGCCAAGTCGGGAGATGTGGCCGCTGCACTGGAAGATGTCGAGACCCACGCTCGCATGGTGCTGACTATGCGATACGGCCACCTCGGGCTGCCCGTGGTGAACCGCCTGGTGTCCGAGGCTCGCGGTGAGGTGTCCAAGAAGCGCGGTCTCAACAACGAGGACAAGATTCTGAACACCTACGAGACGGACAACAATGTTCAGGTGGTGGAGCGCAACACCAAGAACATGAAGATGGAGTTCCCCACCTTCCGACTAGCGGGCCGCACGGACGGCTGGGTGGCCGCTCACAATCGAATCGTAGACAGCAAGGACCGCACGCGCTTCTTCCCCGAGGTTCCGATTTACGATGAGATCCAGCTGCGGACGTATATGAAGATGTCGGGTGCCGTCGAGGCAGAGCTGATTGAGCGGTTTCCTGCACACCCTACACGCACGACCAAGTTCGTGAACGACCCGAACCAGTGGGCCGTGATCGAGGACTCGCTGACTGCGGCAGTGGCCAAGATGAACCAGATTCTCGAGTCGCCGACTGACCTAGAGCGAATCATCCGTAAGAATACAGTAAGGAATGGAGGTCCAGTGCACTGAGTCTCCTCCGCCATGGGCTAACGCCGTAGGCAAGACAATCGAGATACACTACTTTTATACTGGACTGGGTCGCATCAATACCCACACACAGATGTTCCAACTCCTGCAAAAGGGCGACAACGGGCGCTTGATTCTATTCGAGCGACCCCATCCGATTGGTGTTCTGTCGCGCGTCTACCACACCGAGGCCGTGACCTACACAGAGTACTCGGTGACACCCCGCCGCTGGTGTGAGCGCATAGACCCCGCAACAGCCTTTTACTTTGAAGAAGTGCGTAGAATCGTGCCTGAGAAAAAGTGAGTTCAGCACAATGGAGATTTGGGAAACACTCCTTCTTGCCTTTGGGTCGATTAGCGTCTTCGTTGTCCTCCACCTTGCAATCTTTTTGCTGGTCCGATGGATGTACCCGCCAACTGTGATGCCGATGCCGATGGTCCCGCCTACACCCATTGCCACACCCCCTGCAGCCGTGGCTGCTCCCGCTCCCATCCTTGCACCCCCCGCACCGCCCGCGGAACCGCCACTTCCTGAGTATTACACGCAGCCTCCGAACAAGAGCAATGCTACAGCGGATGCGATCACTTTACCCATGGCACCCTCTAGTCAAGAAGGGTCAACCAGCCTCGACGACTTGCAAGGTCGTCCCCCAGTATAATGGGCTTCCAGGCTGGGTGTTGATGGCGCATGATGCATCTGGGGTTCCTCGTGTCGTGTGGACGGACGGGAAGACAGAGGAGGTGCTTCCCATCGTCATGGACGATCGGCTCTGTTTCGATACCATTCTGCGCGGAGTCCGTTTGGGCCCCAAGCAGATTGTTGCGTACGATCTCTGGACTGTGAACGGAGAGCCTGTTCACAACCGATTGTCCTTCGGAAAGAGACAGGAGGTTCTTGCATCGCTTCTTGCCGAGTTTCATCAGCCCGACCTGACGGCTATTACCACGATCGGCAATGCACCTGCGAATGCGTTACTTCGTGGATACGAGTGTTACGACGACATGCCTGGGTCAATGGGAGTGTTTACCGAGCAGCCTCCCCTCCTTCCAGAACATATTCCCGACGAAGAGTAAATGGCTCGTCATTCTTCCAAGCGAAAGGGGACTCGCCGTTCCCGCCGCAAGACAATGCGCGGTGGCACGGTGGCTACCACGCCTCTCGGTGCTGGACAGCAGAATATTGTCGGAACCATGTTAGTTGAGCGCACCAATCTCAGTGGAGGCGTTGGTTACCCGTCGGCCACGGACGGCGGCGACCCGCAGCCGTTTTCCACAGGCAGCTATGCGGCGGCGGGCGGACGTCGTCGCCGTAAGACGAAGAAGGTCGAAAAAAAAAAGTCCGTAAAAGCCATTAAGCGGTTGCTGAAGGCCAAGGGACTGAAGGTCTCGGGATCTCGTCGCGCGGTCACGGCCCGCGCGCGCAAGGCTCGCATTCCGATGAAGGGAGGTCGCAGTCCCCTTGCGGGTTCGCCGTACCAGTCCTACCAGGGCAGCAGTGACAATGTGGACCGCGGACTGGCCAGCCCCTTCTTGAGGGCCAACCCTGTTGACGGCAATGTCCAGAACATCCCTGGGTACGGCCCTGGGTCGTCGGAGTTCATTTCGAGCGGCTCGGGCGGCCTCGTTCCCGCGTAACGGCGTCGGCCCATACATACGGCATGTAGGTGGGGTCGTTGGTGACAATGAACGGTCCACCTCGACGCAGACCCTCCAGCTGCATCCTCTGCATGACGAATGTCAGCTCGACATACTCTGCGTACTCCACCCACGCTCCCCACGCAGTCATGAACGATGTCAAAAAGAACAATCCATCCGACACATTCATTACATATGAAAAGAAGGCTATCAACGGCATGAGAATCATCTCGTTGATATGCTTGATTCGTGGATAGAACTCCGTCGTATCCCAGGAGGTCGACAAGGTTATGTATCGTTCAGCGGTTTGGAACGCGGTCTTAGGCATTTGCCTCGATCCTTACTCCATCGGCGGGAAACTTCATAGGCTCCATTGTGCGCGGGTCCACGAACATGAGGTCCGTATCCGTGGTACAGCGAATGAAGCGGAACAGAAGGTCCAGTGCAATGGTGTTTCCAGGCATGAGGTACCGCTCCACTGCTGCGGTCAGATCCACGCCCGTCGAGGTATCTCCAATCCAGACCCACGGGTTCTTGTACGGCCTGAAGGGGTCGCCCCGGTAAGGCGTAATCTCCTCGCACTCGTAGAGGATACGGCGGCGGCACTCGTCACCGCGATTCCACTCCTCGACATAGATGGAATCCTCGGGAACACGAGTCATGTCCTCATCGTACTCGTAGTCCTCGGAGATCAGATACTTGCGAGTAGCCGTCTCGAAGGGGCTGAAGAAGGCGCCGATGGCGCGACGAAGGCGAAGGCAGAAGCAGGAGGTGAACATTTTCAGCGGGTAGTGTCATCGAACCTCTTCCACTTCGAATTCGTTTTCGTCACTACCGCGGGGGCGCTCGTATCGGCAGGAGGCTCATCGATGGCAACCTCGTTGCCCTCTCCGCTCACGAATGTCTCCTTCGTAGTGCCCTGGACCAGAATCACTTGGTCGAGGTTCACCTGCATAGACATGGCTGTCGCAAGAGCCGTGACTAGAAAGGGAACCGCCACTACGAACCACGAGACGGCGGTGAGGCCGATTCCGCAAAAGGTGTTCAGCAGGTAGACGAAGAACAGGCCCACAACCAGCTTAATCGCAAAGGTCACCCACAGTCCGAGACCAATGTCCAGACCCAGCTGGACGACTAAAAAGATCAAGTACAGCAATGCAGGTGGGCAGAGTTCCTCGATGAAACGCATCTTCAGCTATTACACTTCCTCCAAGAAAAGTAATGGACGCCACAATTGACACCGTGATGTCCTTGACGAATTGCACGCGCGAGGAGGCGGAGGGCGCGCTGACCATCTACGGCGGGGACATGATCAAGGCTATGGACCTTCTCTTCAAAAAGCCCGTGGTCGCTGGAGACAAGCACATTCCGATTCCCCCCAAGGCGGACACTGGCCAGGACGAGGAGCAGAAGGCGCTGTGTGCCCAGGGCCGCGAACTCATGGACAAGCTTAGCGTCGTATTTTCAGGCGCCCACCGGAAAATCCTAGAGCAGACCCCGCAGGAGGCTGAGTCACCTGTGCCTGGAGATTCAACGAGCCAGACAACTGAGACCGCGACTCAGCCGAGCGGATGACGATCGGATTCTCTCGGACAAACGCTTCGACCTTGTCAGCAATACGAGGAGCCTCTGTGAACAGGTCCATGGCATCAACGCATGACCTGGACATGTCCTGACGCATTGCATAGTTTTCAGGGTCATCGAGAGAGATAACCGCATTCACCCACTGCTCAACACGGTCGCGCTCGCATGCGATTCCAGCAGGGACAATCCATGCCTCTACGCCCTCGGTGGTTCCAGGCGGCGGCGCACTCGGATTGGGCTTGGAGTAGATCACGGGAATGCGATTGTACATGGCCTCCACTGCAATGCGGCCAAAGCTCTCGTAATTGCTCGGAAGCAACAGAATGCGGGTTCGTTTGAGGATGTTGCGAACATCATCGTCAAACTTGATCCACTCAATGTTGGACGGCGCAGGCGGCACCCACAGCTCTCCGTAGTAGGGAATGACACCAAGGAACTTGCGATCGGGAAGAGCCCTTGCCAGTGCAATGAACTGGTGGACGCCCTTGTTGACATTTGCATTGACCAATGTAATCATGTCGCCCGTCGGGAAGGGCTCTATCTTGATCTTGTCCTCGTGCATGATGGGGCGAATCACCTCCGTGCGGACAATTGTCGACGGCCACGGAACGGTGTTGGAACGGAAATTGGCCTCCATCGTGTGATTGATGAAGAACAGCATCTCCTTCCACCCGCCCGTGATATTGTCCTTGATGGAGTTGTAACGGCCATCGAAGTGGCAGGTGGCAATCATCGGACGATCCAGTCCTCGACTGTTGATCTTGCGCACAACGGGCAGGGCAGGTGCATGGGGGCAAATCCAGACCTGACTGGATTCAAGAAGCTCCGTTCCTGCAGTGTAGTGCATGAACCGAAACCCTCGGTACGTCCCTCCGTTCCATCCTTCCTTGGGTCGGTCGGTCGTCATAAACGCAACCTGATGGCCGCGCTTTTGAAGTTCGATGGCCAAGTCAATATCGTGTAGAAATGCACCGCACAAGTCGGGCATTCGTGTTGCAAAGAAAAGAACCCTCATTATGTTGTTGTATCCAGACGTTTTACTTGGATTAAGCGTGTGGGGTCACCGCCGCGCGCCCATTTGTCCTGGACCCAGTTGTCGGGGTTGGAGTACTCCTGCTGCTTGACAGGAATCAAGGGCTGGTAGTAGTTGGGAATGGCCTTGTCCATGATGGTGGAATTGTCCTTTGTGGAGCGCTGAAGCATCGAGTGAATCAATCCAGATTCAGTATCGACCTCCGCAGGCGAGCCACCGCCCATGTTGGGGGTCGTGGCAAAAGGGCGGACCCACAGCTGCTTCGGCCCCTTGACGCGCCACGCATCAGGGTCTCCCCAGCGAAGTTCAGAGTTGGTGTCCACCTTGCACCCGTTTCCAGGCATAAAGAATCCACTGGTCGGGATCATACCAGGCTGGTCCGCCATGGCCAGGGCAGGGTTGAGAGCATCCGAGCATCCACCTTCATTCGTGGTCTGGCTGCGGCTCATGGCAGATTGGTTGGCAACTGCATCGGCGTCGGCCCGAGCGGTATCGTTCTTGCCTCGCGTCAGAGCGTAGAAAAAGTCGATGGGATTCGACGACATGCTTATCATCAAACCCAGAAAGTTTCACGCAAAACGAACAGTAAGACGAAAGGCAACAGAGTCTCAATGGTTATTCTCCAACCCTGTGATTGGCACGAGCACGATGTTTCCATCAAGGTCGGCAAGACGCGAGTTCAGGAGTATGTGGTTGATGTGTACGGCCGCACTCAAGACGATCGGGTGGCGTGTGTCCGCATCACCGGCTTCAGTCCGTATTTCTACTGCGGAGGTGCGGACCCTGGTCGTTCCGTCCAAGTGAAGAAGTACGATGTGTTTGCAGGCTTCAACGACTTGGCAAAGACGACCATGTGGAAGGTCTCCTGCGCAACCTTGAACGAGTTCCACGAGAAGAAGCGCTCCATGACGGACCGAGTCTTGTACGAGTCGGACCTTCCGCCCTTCCTTCGCCTTATCCACGAGCGTCACCTGGGCCCTGGCTCTCCGTTCGAGTTCGAGGGCATTGAGATGGCAGCGTCGGAGGATATGGCCGTGGACGTGATGTACACCTGCAAGTACACGACCATCTCTCCCACCTCTGCCTCGATTCCCCTGAAGGTGGCCTCCTACGATTTGGAGGTCTGTCCGCTGGTGGGCCAGCAGTTTCCCGTGGCGACCAAGGATCCCATCATTCAGATCGGAGTGTCGTTCCGCATGTCCGACGACCTGATGACGCCGACTCGCAAGTCGGTGTTCGTGCTGGGCAAGGTCAGTCCATCTGACGATCCCAGTGTGGAGTTCGTGGGATGCCAGACAGAATCGGATGTTCTCCGTGCCTTCCTGAACTGTGTCCTCGACGAGAACCCCGACATTATCTGCGGGTACAATACCTTTGGGTTCGATGATGGGTACGTCGAGGAACGGTGCAAGCAGCTGCATCTGCTCGACGAGATTAACCTGTCCCGTGGACCTGCGGCAAAGAGCAAGCGCGGAGACCAGTGGGTCACCAAGTTTGCAGAGACCAAGAAGTTCGAGCTGGCGTCGGGAAAGTATGACCTCCGCATTCTGTGCCTGCGAGGTCGCCTGTCGGTTGACCTGCTTCTGAACATGCGTCGCGAGCACTCACTCGATTCCTTCAAGCTGGACTCGGTCGCAGAGACATTCCTTCGTGGAAAGGTAGTGCGCCGCGGAACGAAGCAGATCTTCACCTATAGCACGCGCGGACTCAACGACGGCAACTATGTGAAGTTTGATATCGTAGGAAACACCTCCGATCCGTACCGCGACGGAGCCAAGTTTCAGATCTACGATGTCCAGAAGGATTCGTTCCGTATCAAGACCGACGACGCTCTCTTTGACGAGTTCGACGCGGAGACTCTCAAGAAGTTGCACTGGACCTTCACGAAGGACGACGTAGAGCCGCACGAGCTGTTCCGTCTTCACCGCGAGGGTGGACCCGAGGGCAGGGCGCGCATCGCCAAGTACTGTATTCAGGACTGCGATCTGGTCCTGACGCTCATGGCCAAGCTGGACACGCTGGTCAATACTCGTGGTATGGCGGATGTGTGCAAGGTCCCGATGCAGTATGTGCTGACACGGGGTCAAGGTATCAAGATCTTCTCGGCCGTGGTGTACTATGCGTCCCAGCGCGACCAGGTCTTGCGAACGCTGGAGAATGTCATGGGCGACCAGACGTACGAGGGCGCCATCGTCATCAGCCCCAAGATTGGTATGTATCTTGACCAGCCCGTATCGGTGCTGGACTTCAACTCACTGTATCCGTCCAACATGATTGCCTACAACCTGTCGCCCGACACGCTGGTCTGTGAGCGCCACTTTGATACTGAGGGGCGTAAACTCGGACACTTTGGATTGTCGATGGAGACAGTGCGAGAGCTGGAGGGAAAGTACAAGCTGGATGAAATGGACTACGAGCTCAAGGACGACGAAGGCGTGGTTACGGGCAAGGTGGTGTGTACCTTTGTGCAGACGAATAAGGAGACACCAATGCTCATGGGTGTGCTACCCAAGACCTTGGAGATTCTGCTGGCGAAGCGGAAGGAGTTCAAACAAATGATGGAGGATCCAAAGTATGACGACGCTCAACGATCTGTCTACAATGGTCTTCAATTGGCTTATAAGGTGGTTGCCAATAGCGTCTACGGACAGACAGGTAGCCGAACGTCTCCTATCCGAAAACTCTGTGTCGCCGCGTGTACCACGGCAGCGGGACGAAAGGCCCTCTACAAGGCCAAGGACGTGGTGGAGTCCCAGTTCGGTGCCGAAGTCGTCTACGGTGATACCGATTCCATCTTCGTCAAGTTCCCCACCAAGGACCTATCAGAGTCCATCCGATTGGGGCTCGAAGCAGGTGCCGCCATCACTGCTCAAATGAACCGCAAGCCCTACAAGATTGCCTATGAAAAGACCTTCTACCCGTTCATCCTCTTCTGTCGCAAGCGGTACGTCGGCATGAAGTACGAGGAGGACCCGAACCCTGCCAAGGCCAAGCGCATGTCCATGGGTATCGTGCTCAAGCGACGCGACAATGCACCGATCGTGAAGGATGTGTTCGGTGGCGCACTGGACATGCTCCTGCAAGAGAAGGATGTCAAGAAGGCCGCTGCGTATGTCAAGCAGAAGCTCAAGGATGTCATCGATCAGAAGGTGCCACTGGAGAAGTTCGTCCTCTCCAAGTCGTTGCGTGACGACTACAAGAACCCCGAGCAGATTGCCCACCGCGTGCTGGCGGACCGCATGGCTGATCGTGACCCAGGCACAGCGCCCAAGGTCGGTGATCGCGTACAATTCGTGTATGTGGAGGGTGCCAAGAAGGGCGCGAAGCAGGGCGACAAGATTGAGCATGTCGACTATGTACGGGCCAAGAAGCTGACCGTGGACACCACGCACTACATCACCAACCAGATCCAGAATCCAGTGGCCCAGCTCTTCGCACTCTGCATTGAGAAACTGGACGGGTACAAGCCGCCATCCGAGTCCTATGCGTCGATGCACACCCACTACATGGAGAAGCTGAAGGACGAGGAAGAGGCCACGCTGGCGGTCCTGGCCAAGAAGGAGAGGCAGCTCGAGGGGCTGATGTTCCTAGACTCTCCTGACCTAAAGAAGGTCGTGCGCGCGAACCAGCACGGGCCTTTAGACGCATTCTTCGGTAAGAAGTAATGGAGGCCACACCAAGGCCAATCGTCGTATCCGTTGAATACGAGGACGGATACGATACCCTAGTACGAGCGAACACACACAAACCCCTTTTCAAATGGTCCCAACGAGACCGCGCATTGATGCGCCTCTTTCGCACTATTCAATTCAGACGCTTGGCCGACTCGCGTAAGTTTAGGCGGTCCGACCTGCCGACGGAACTTAAGGACCCCGACCCCTACGAGCCCGAATATGTCTTCTACTGCTTACGGCTTACGGGATGTTCGGTTTAGAGATGTATGATGCAGTCTGTTATCCCCTTGCTTCGAGACATTGTCAACAGTGAGACGCAGTTTTTTAATCGTGTGGTTGATCTGCCCGACGCACTTCGGAATCGCGCCATTGCCAATCGCAGTCGGCAGACCCTGGTCATGCTCGACCTGGTTCGCACTCTGGTTGAGCCCGTGCCCATCCGCAGTCTCCCGACGACTCGCGGACAGTTTACAATCGACCTGACCCAGGATCTTCTGCGGACCTTTCACGAGCCTGTTGCCGTCCTCCCCTCGGCGGCGCAGATCTCGGCGGCTGTCGAGCTGAATGTGACTCCGCCAGCTGGAGAGCTGTGTGCGATTTGCCAGGACACCATGGCCGTGTCCACTCGTCTGAATGCATGCCGTCACTACTTCCACCACGGATGTATTACCCAGTGGTTCGGAACCAGTGTGCGCTGCCCCGTGTGTCGAAACGATATACGCGAAACCGACGAGGAAGAGGAATGATCGTCGTGTGCACGCCCACCCGCAACCGAGGCTGGACGCAGGCCTTTTCTGAGAGCTGTATGAGGGCGCAAACTCTGCAGCCCGACCACTGGATTGTGCTGGATAACTCGGATACCCCTGAGCGAGGATGGGTCACGAGCGGCGCCCTCACAGTGAAGCGAGTCGAAGGAACCAGGACAATTGCGTGGATGCGGAACCACATGCTCGACATGGCACTGGAGCTGGGTGCAGACTTTATCGTGTTCTGGGACGACGATGATTACTACCCGCCGCAGAGGATCCGCACGGGCGTGGATGCGCTAAAGGCGAATCCAAAGGCAGAGATTGCCACGTCGTCGATGATGTACATGCTGCTCACCCAGGAGAACTGCCTGATGAGTGTCGGTCCTTACGACGACTCGCACGGAACTGCATCGACCTATACGATTCGTCGAGAGTATGCGGCGACTCACCGCTTCGATCCCATCAAGACCTTCGGTGAAGAAATGTCCTTTACCCGGGGATGGAAAGCCAAGATGGTTCAGGTTCCTGCAGAAGACACCATCGTCGTCATGGGGCACAAGGGCAACACCGTTAGCAAGTCCGATGTCTTTTGGAACCCAGACAGGTACCTGGGAAAGGTTGTCAATAACATCAACGGGAAACAGGCGTGGCGCTCGCGGTGGGCGCTATCGCAAGAAGTATGGGATCTGTGGAAAACCACATTCTCTGTCGTAGAATCTCATTTACTTCAGGACTTTGTTTGAACACTGGGCATGGTGGTGGAAGCGCCTCTGACTCGCCGTACTGCAGAGAGTGGAGCATTCGACGCACATCGTAGTGGCACGTCTTGGCCATGGACTGGAGGTCCTGCTTGGGGAACAAGGGCGTCAGGTCGGAGATGGACGGGGGGAAACAACGCAGGCTTTCAATGCGAGCACACGCCTTGAAAATTCGCGGCACCTCATTGCAGGTCATCAGAATGGGAAGAGTCCGATCGGGGGAGATGAACCACTCGACCAACCTGCGCTGGGCATGAGAGTCCGAGCCATCCACCTCATCCAATACCAGACACGAGGCCTTGTTGTCGCCCCGAATCATCGAGGTGATGCTCCTCGTGTGACGATACGACGCAATCAGACGGGCAACATCCTCGTGGGACCGCATAGCCTGTGTCGCATTGATTTCAAGAGGCTCCATTCCACACGAACGGATCGACGCCAGGGCCATGGTCGTCTTCCCGATCCCCGGAGGACCGTGAAGCAAGATCACATTGCTGTAGGGCTTCTTGTTCAAGTATGTGTTCAACCGTGCCTTTGTCTCTCGGTGTCCGACCACTTCATCCAAGAATTGAGGCCGACGGACTTCACTCCACATATACGTGGTTAGAGAGGGTTGAGAAAATGCTTGCGAACTACTAATGGATGTTCCGCAGCACGTCTTGCGGTCCCTGTTTCGGGATACTGCCTTTCCCCTCATCCAGCACCACGTGGATTCCTACGACGATATGCTGTCTGCGCGCATTCCCACCTTCTTGAAGGCCTCGAACCCCGCCGAGCTCGAGCTGCCCGACAAGCGCTATATCCGTGTCTGGTTTGGTGGCAGAGAGTCGGACAAGCTGAAGTGGGTCGCGCCGACGGATGACATGGGCAACGCCATTGTTCCCCACGCGTGCCGCCTCGACAATACGACCTATGCCGTGACGCTCGTCGCGGACCTGGAGGTGGACTATGTATTCCCCAATGGGTCCACCGTCACCAAGGTCTTTGCAGACTTTGAGGTGGGGAAGATTCCGCTGATGCTGCGGAGTCGTCTGTGCTACCTGACGGGAATCGACGGGTATTCGGTGGGCGAGTGCAAGTTCGAGCTGGGTGGGTACTTTGTGATTGACGGGTCCGAGAAGGTATTGCTCACGCAGGAGAAGTTGGGCAACAATCTCTTTTACTGTGGAAAGCGGACACAGGTCAAGAACCCCGAGAATCCCAGTGGTCCTGTCGAGACCTCGGAGGAGCTGGAAGTCAAGGCCTCGTACGACACCAAGGAGGAATACTATGCAGCCGTGCGCTCCGTGTCCGAAGACGCCAGCCGCGGCCCCTACTCCCACTTTCTGGTGATTCCGCCCCCCACGAAGCGGACCGTGAATCGCCTGGCATTGATCACACTTCCTGGATTCGAGAACCCTGTACCCGTGTTTAGCGTGTTCCGTGCCCTGGGGCTCACCACGGACAAGGATGTGTACGACACTGTCCTGGCGGGAATGAACGACCATGATCGGGTCGCCTACGATACCCTGTTTTATCAGTTGGTCCTCAGCCACGAGGAGACGCTGTCCTTCTCGAAAAAGACGGACCTCCAGTTGTTGGTGGACCAGTCACGTACCCGATCCCGCCCTGAAGTGGTGCGGACCCTGCACGATATGCTGTTTCCCCACGTGGAAGTGGATTCCGATGTGGGTGCGCTCTATCGCCGCAAAGCGTACCAGCTAGGACGGCTTCTGCGCATGGCGATGGAGCAGGCTCTTGGCTTGACGGAGCCCACGGACCGCGACCACTTTCGCTTCAAGCGTCTCCAGACCTCTGGCGATCTGTGCTTCGGAGAGTTCCGTCGTATCTTCCGCGAGACATCTCGGAACATGCTGCTGGAGCTGGACAAGAAGGTGAACCAGTACGAGCGCGCGAACTATGCAGGGGATAAGCTGGTCAATGTGCTGCAGCCCGAGAACCTGAGTTTCTACTGGAAGAAGTACCGCCTGCTCTCCGAGTTTCTCAAGTCCTTCAAGGGGTCGTGGGGAGGAGCCGAAGGTATCGCGCAAGAGTTGAGCCGCGTATCCTATGCAGGTGTGATTAGCCATTTGCGCCGCACCAACTTGCAGATGGACCGCACCTCGAACAAGAAGGAGCCGCGCCGTTTCCACGCGTCTCAGATGGGTCTCATGTGTCCAGTGGATTCCCCCGACGGACGCAACATTGGGTACATCAAGGCTCTGGCCATCATGGCTCGAATCTCAACGCCTCTGTCGATGGATGTCGTGCGCGCCATGATCAAGCCCTTCATTCGCCCGATCGTATCCGTCCACCCCTCGACGTGGCAGCCGACCTGGACCCCTGTGTTCTTGAATGCGGATTTGGTCGGAGTGTGTATCGGCAGGACCGAGGAGATGCACGCCCACCTCGTGAAGGAGCGCCGAACACGGAAGTTGACACTGTCACTGGGCTGGGACCGCGTGGCCAATGTGTACACCCTCACCTGCGATGGTGGCCGCCCGATTCGTCCCGTCTACCAAGAGGGTGTCACGGCAGATCGCGTGCGGGCCGCTGAGGGTTGGGAACAGATTTCGGGATTGATTGATTATCTGGATGCTGAGGAGCAGAACATTACGCGCTTGTCCATTGAGCCCTTCCACCCCAAGTTGCAGTCGGAGATTCACGCTCTGTTTGCCTTGTCGGCGCTGACAGGTATCATCCCCTTCTCGGACCACAACCCGGGCACGCGCAATGCCTTTGCGATTGCTCAGACCAAGCAGACCTGCTCGTGGTTCCACACCAATTACCTCAAGCGATTCGACACCATTGCCGTGACCTCGGTCCTGCCCCAGATCCCCTTGACACAGACATGGGTCTATCGCGAAATCATGGGCGCAGGTGGTTGCATGCCGCACGGAGAGAATGTGATTGTGGCCATTACCACCTACATGGGCTTCAACCAGGAGGATTCCGTCATGATCAATTCCTCGGCCATGAAGCGGGGGTTGTTTCAGACCGTGTATTACCACTCATACGACTTCATGGAGGATATGACGGATCCTGCGACGCAGATCCACACAGAGTTTGCCAACCCCGCTGTCAATCCCCTGTACAAGGATTCCGTGAAGCGCAAGGAGGGCTTCAACTATGACCACCTCGACGCTGAGGGTGTGATCCTCGAAGGCACCGAGTTGACGGAGGACACCATTCTGGTGGGTATGGTGGCACCGATTCAGGACATTAACGGCAAGATCACGGGGTACCGCGATGTATCGGAGAAGCCGAAGCGAGCTCAACATGGTCGCGTAGAATCTGTGTATCGGTATGCGACTCGCGATGGCTTGAAGGGTGTAAAAATCCGTGTAGCCGAGGAGCGCTACCCTGTTCTCGGCGACAAGTTGGGAAGCCGCCACTCTCAGAAGGGAACGCTGGGCATTGTGCTTCCCGAGGAGGACATGCCCTTCACGGCTCGCGGAGTACGCCCCGATCTGCTGTTCAATCCCCACGCTCTTCCCACTCGCATGACGATTGGACACTGGATGGAGAGTTCGTGGAGCCGCTTGGCCCTGAAGTTGGGCGCATTCATCGATGCCACGCCCTTTACGACAACGGACAGCATCCCCACGCTCAAGCAGGTGATGATGGAACAGGGATTCGAACCGTATGGCACAGAAACCCTGTACAATGGTCAGACAGGTGAAATGATGGAAGCCGATATCTTCATGGGTCCCACCTACTACCAGCGCATGAAGCACATGGTAGAGGACAAGGTCAATGCTCGGTCCACTGGTCCGCGCAAGCTGCTGACTCGCCAGCCGCTGGAGGGTCGCGCGGATGAGGGTGGTCTGCGTATCGGCGAGATGGAGCGTGACGCCCTAGTGGCTCACGGAATGGCCAAGTTCACGAGGGAGAGCATGATGGAGCGCTCGGATGCCGCGGTGGTGCAGCTTGACACGGAAACGGGACAGCTAGATACCAGTCGTGTTATGGTAGAGATGCCGTATTGCATGGGGTTATACACACGGGAGCTGGAGTCGATGCACATCACCGTCCGCATGAAGACCGAGTAGACGAGGTGATTTACATGGCCCGAGTAAGAAGACTCAAATGGACAGCGTTGCGTTTGTCATTCCTATTCATCCACCGTTTTTCCACTATCTTCGCAATTTTCTCGGACAGCTGCCACCCGCATCGAGTCGAGTCTATGCCGTCTTTTCCTCTCCAGAGGATCGTGGTGCATTTGGCGAGCACCCCGCAGTATCGCCCATCGTGATTCCACAGGGCCTGACCTATGACCCGCACTCTACCGCAGGGATCGTGGACTTCAAGAAGTTCTACGCCCTGTCCCAGTTGAAGAACTCGCACCACGAATACTTCATCGTATGCGACTCGGAAATTCAGTTGGTTCCCGAGAACTACACCCCCGAGAATGTCCTCGGCAAGATCGAGGCCATTTTCAAGAACAAGCAGATCTACGCATCGAATGGAGGAAGTGGCAATACAGTTGCTGCGTGTACCGCGTTTCCAGGAGACCTGGCATTGCGTGCAAAGGCGCTGACCGAGGACTATGGATTGGTGTTTTGGTGGAGCAACCTTCCAGTGTGGAAGCGTGAACATCTGCCCCATTTCTTCGAGCTGCTTCCGATCCCTGCCGAGATCTACTCGCGGCCTGATTACAACATCTACCAGGTGTACCTTGCACTGTACCATGACTTCAGATTCCTCAACTTGACTCCGCATATCGGAGTGTACTCGTCTCTAGAGGGATTCGCAACCCGGAAGGAGGAACTGATCGATCGCTTGTCTGCTCTTGGATATGGACATGCGTGGGTGATGACCACGCAACTCAATTTGAACCGAGACAAGCTCACGCAATTGGGGACTTTCCTGGCGTATCACCTCGACCGTTACACGACGCCAGATTGGTGGGCGCCGTAAGTTTTGGGCGCTTAAAGGTAAGGATGGAGGATATAGTATTGAAGATGTCTGACCACATTTACGTCACAAAGCGTAATGGCGATCGCGTCCCCGTTTCCTTCAACGAGGTCTTGACTCGTCTCCAGCGTCTTGCGGATGGACTCGACCATGTGAACCCTGATTTGGTCGCACAGAAGGTGTGCAGCCAGATTCAGGACGGGATCAAGACCTCCGAGCTGGACGAGTTTGCGGCCGAGACCTGCGCCATGATGCAGGCCCGCCACCACCCGAATTACGGTAAGCTCGCGGCTCGTATTCTTGTCGACAATCACCAGAAGATGAATTCCCAGACAATGTTTCACATCGTCAACCATCCGATGTACTCGGAGGAGTATCGCGATCTCGTGAAGACGCACTGGCCGACCTATACCTCCATGATGTCGTGGGAGCGGGACTTCATGTTCGACTACTTTGGGTTCAAGACCTTGCAGAAGGGCTACCTGCTCCCTGGTGAGCGCCCCCAGCACATGTGGATGCGTGTGGCTATCCAGCTCCACGGAGACAACTTTGTCCGTGTGCAGGAGACCTACGATGCCTTGTCCCAGGGGTACTTTATCCACGCGACGCCCACGCTCTTCAATTCGGGTACGAACCACGCCCAGCTGTCTTCGTGCTTCCTGGTCCACATGCAGGAGGACAGCATCAAGGGTATCTACGACACGCTGGCTGAGTGCGCACAGATCTCCAAGTGGGCGGGTGGCATTGGCCTGTCGATCCACAATATCCGCGCACGCGATGCCGATATCCACGGTACGAATGGCAAGTCCACGGGTATCGTGCCGATGCTGAAGGTCTTCAATGACACGGCCAAGTATGTCAACCAGGGGGGCAAGCGCAATGGTTCGTTTGCAATCTACCTGGAGCCGTGGCACGCGGATATCGAGGAGTTCCTGCGCCTGAAGCTGAATACGGGCAATGAGGATGAGCGTGCCCGTGATCTGTTCTATGGTCTGTGGATCTCCGATTTGTTCATGCAGCGCGTGGAGCAGGATGGATATTGGTCGCTGTTCAGCCCCGACCAGTGCCCGGGCCTCTCGGATTGCTGGGGCGATGAGTTCAATGAGCTGTACTGCCATTACGAGCGCAAGAACCTCGCCATGAAGGAGATCCCTGCCAAGAAATTGTGGCAGATGATTGTAGATGCCCAGATTCAGACTGGAACTCCGTATCTGCTGTACAAGGACGCGTGTAATGCCAAGTCCAATCAGCAACACCTCGGAACCATCAAGTCTTCCAACCTGTGTACCGAGATTATCGAGTTCACCTCTCCCGAGGAGACGGCGGTCTGCAACCTCGGGTCTCTGGCTCTCCCCAGGTTCGTCGAGCGGAGCTACGCCCACGACGGAGAGTATCGGTTCAATTTTGACCTGCTTCGCAAGTATACGACCATCTTGGCTCGCAACTTGGATGTTGTCATTGACAAGACCTATTATCCGACGGAGAAGTGCAAGACCTCCAATCTCCGCCACCGCCCCATCGGAATCGGGATCCAGGGCCTCGCAGACGTCTTTGCCATGCTCCGACTGCCTTGGGGGTCGCAGAAGGCAACCGACCTGAATCGGGAGATCTTTGAGAACATCTACTACGCCGCTGCCACGCAGAGTATGTTGGGGGCATCGTCGGACTCGTGGCGCAGTGTGTCTCTCGACAATTCGAACGTGTACCCGAGCTTCGATGGATCCCCAATGAGCGGGGGCAAGCTCCAGTGCGACCTGTGGGGAGAGACGCCCAAGTCAACCTACCTGAACTGGAATGGGCTTCGGGAGTTGTGCAAGACGGGAATGCGGAACTCGTTGCTGGTGGCTCCCATGCCCACGGCATCGACCTCGCAGATCCTTGGTAACAATGAGTGCTTCGAGCCCTTTACGTCCAATCTGTATTCTCGCCGTGTTCTGTCGGGCGAGTTCATGGTCGTGAACAAGTACCTCGTGGAGGATCTGGTGAAGCTTGGACTGTGGACAGCGGATGTGCGGACGGAGATCATTGCGAACAATGGCTCCGTACAGGGAATGGCCGCGATTCCCGAGGAGATTCGCGAGCTGTACAAGACAGTCTGGGAGATTCCGATGAAGACCTTGATCAACATGGCTCGGGACCGCGCGCCCTACATTTGCCAGTCCCAGTCTCTGAACCTGTTTCTGTCGGAGCCCACACCCTCCAAGGTGTCGAGCATGCACTTTTACGCGTGGAAGCAGGGACTGAAGACGGGCTGTTACTATCTGCGCACCAAGGCGGCTGCGAAGGCGCAGCAGTTCACCGTGGAGCCGAGTAATTGCTTGACCTGCTCGGCCTGATTTTCCCGAGTAAGGGTAAATGGCTGTGCTTGGTATGGCAACTGCTCTCGGCGGTCGTCGTCGCACGCGTCGTAAGCACAGGGGTGGTGCCCCAAGCTATGTTCCCCTCGGAGGCGAACAGGGTACGGGTGGTAGTTGGACTTCTGCACCCGAGAAGCCTACGTACAATGATGGAGGCGTCCGTCGTGGAACGGTTGGTGGCGGGTACTTTGGTGCGGGAGGAATTGACCCTGGTTCGTTTCCTGGTGTTGGCGGTGCACGCAAGACTCGTCGCGCCGAACTGAAGGCAATGTCCGTTGGGACGCTGCGCAAGATGCTGAAGAAGCTCGGACTCAAGTCGACGGGCGTCAAGACAACCTTGGTCAACCGCCTCAACTATGCGCCTAGGTTGAAGGGTGGTGCACCGCACCCAGTTGATTTCGGACATGACTCGCATGGACACGGTGGGGCTGGATATCGCGGCGCCCTTGCACAGGCGTAGGTGCGTTCTTTTCTGGGTCAAAGATAAATGCCCCCTCAGCCTCCTCCGCCCCCGTCGCCGCCTCCGCCTCCGCCTCCCATGGGTGGCCGCCGCACTCGTCGTGGCCACAAGTCGACTCTCAAGGCCAAGACCCTGCGTCGCATGCTGAAGAAGAAGGGAATGAAGACCACGGGCAAGAAGGCGACCCTGATGAAGCGTCTCCACATGCGCGGTGGTGGCGGTGCTCTCGCTCCGTCTCCGTTCGCCTCTGGCGGCGATTCGTCCCTCGGCCCCGCATCGCCCGCGGGCAACTACGGTGAGCCTACTCCCTCGTATGCCGCGGCAGTCTCATCTGGACTGTCGGGTGGTCGCCGCCGCCGTCGTCGCGAGTAATTTCAAACACAACTAACAAATGCCCCCTCGTCGCACACACAAACGCCACCTCGTTGTGCCCATTGTCACGGGGCCCATCGCGGGAGGAAGTCGCATCTCGCCTGCACTGGTCGGGTCGTCTACAGGAACGACGCCTGCACACTCCACATCGAAGGACTGGACGGCAGGCTCGCCGCCCCTGGGTCCCAAGGTGGGTGGACCTGGCTACAGCGACCCGCGTACAGGGGGTCGTCGTCGGACCCGTCGTGTCCGTCGCAGTCGTCGTCGCCACACTCGCCACTGACTCCGCGTTTTTTCTGAAGAGTAAACATACACTGAAATGTCTTGCTCCGATTCGTCTAAGACAACCGAGGCCGAGTGCGTAGCCCCCGCCGTCTGGACGCCCGCAGCGGGCGGCCGCCGCGGAATGAAGGTCAAGACCCTGCGTCGCATGCTGAAGGCCAAGGGCAAGAAGACCACTGGCAAGAAGGCGACACTGATGAAGCGCCTGAAGATGCGCGGTGGTGGTGAGCAGCTCGCGGGTGCCGATTTCAAGGCGGAGGGCGGTCGTCGTCGCCGTCGCCGCGAGGAGGAGGGTGGCAGCCGCCGTAAGCGCCGCGAGGAGGAGGGTGGTCGTCGTCACCGCACCAAGCGCGGCTTCATGGGCATACTCTAAAGTGCTCCCGCGATCTCTGAAATCAACGTAAACAGCTCATCCGAAAACCCATAGTGGCATCCATTCGTCTCCGTCACCGGTGGCTTGCGGCTACTCGTGTTCTTGCGATGCACTAAACTCACAATCACATTCTGGGGAGACAGCTCCCGACACATGTGTTCGCGACCGCGAATGAATGCGTCACCCTCAGCCACCTGGACCTCAGGAAACTGCCGATCCATCCAGAACTTGCGAGTAAAACACAGTGTTGCCTCGGACACCCGCTGGCTCATGGCCAGCGTCGGAGGAGGCACATTCATGAAGGATACGTGCTTGTGAATCTCGTAGCATGGCAGGATTGTTGAGAACAAGCACTCCTTCTTTGGTTCGGCCAGCAAGTGGGCCACACGGGTCAGGATCGAGTTGGTGGGATACACATCGTCATCGTCCATCATCACCAGCACATCGTGACTCGCATACTCCACGGCCAGATTCCGCTTGGCACCAATGGTCAGTGGCGTGTCCACCAGAATGTACTTGACATTCGGCATGTCGGTAATCAGCTCCTTGATGGGATCGTCTCCGTCATCCACAATGACCCACTCGATCTTGGCATCGGGGTAGGACTGGGCCACCCTGCAGTACTTCAGCAGAGGGATAAAGGCACGGCGATTCCGAGTCAGGGTGATGATCGAGATACAGGGCAGATCCTCCTCCTTGGGCATATGCTCTTGGATGGAATAGCGAGGACGCCCCTTCAAGGTGTCGATGCGCTTGGCCATGCGCTCCACGAACTCTTCGTGACGGTCCTCGTACTGCTTGCGGCACGCGTCGGACATTTCCCGAAGGTGTGCATCTGGGGTTCCGACATAGACCTTCAGGGCCTCCACCACAGATCCCACATCCGTATCTTCCAAGACACCCATGCAGTGCGGGTGCGGAACCTCCTTTGTCGTCGAAGTCCACAGAGCCGACTTGGTCAGCTCCATAAAGGGTGCAATCGGGCTGATCAGGGGCACGCAGCCACTCGACATGGCTTCATTCACTGCGTGTCCGAACCCCTCGGCAACCGACAGGCACACGACCAATCCCGACTCGGCCAGGAGCGCATCGTAGTCCTTGTCGCTCAGCACCTCCGAGATCAGCTTGATCTTGCCCGCCACATAGTCGGGGAGTATACCAATCCTTACATGGGCAGGCGAGTGGACAATGGTCAGCTCGGGGAGCAGTTCGTATAGCGATGGATCTTCGTGCTGAATGCGCATGTAGGCCTGGACAATAGGCTTCGGGTGGCGCCAGACATTCTTGCCCACAGGAACAATGCCCTTGTTGTAGTTCTTGACGGGCGTGTACTTCTTGTCGATGGAGGTCCATCCCACGTAGTGCACAGGCGCGCACCCGGGAATGGCCTCGAACATCTTCACTGCGCTGTGCGTCTTGACCCAAATCTGGTCGACCATGGCTGTGTATGGAAACCAAGTTTGGTAGGTCCACTCGGGGTTCGGGACCCACACATTGGTGGCCGCAAATGGGAACAGCGCGGGGTTGATAACCTCGATAAAGACATTGATCTCAGCCTCGGGGCAGTGAGGCTGCTGGTGCGGAACGTGTCGGATCTCGGCGTCGGGTCCCAACACGTGTGCAAAGAGGGCGTGTAGAATCTGGGTATCTTGGGCCAAACCCGTCAAGGGCGTTGCCGTTCCGATCAAATTCACTCGCATTGTGTTACACTTGATTGCGTTTCGTAAATGTCTTCCGCGGATGAGCTCGCAGAGTACGACGAGCAAGTCCCATTGCTTTCCACGACTCCTTGGTCCGAGGTGCGCAGGGCGTCAGGACCATCGGACGGTCAAAGAACCACTCGTTCGTTCCGAAAGACAGGACCTTGCGTATCGGGGCATCCTCGACCTTGCTTTCCCATGTCTCCGTCAGCTTCAGGCAGACTTGGTACATCTCCTCCGTTCCGTATCCATACTGCCGATCGGTAATGTCCGAGCAATAGGCCGAGTCGTCCAGCACAAAGGTTGTCCCATTCCAGGCCAGACCATCCACAGGCCGAAACATGGACCACACGGGTTCCCACACGAACCAACGCGAGCCAATGTGCAGATAGGCGCGATCGTGGAAGCGGTGTATCATTACCCGTTCAGAAGAAACTCTTGAGCTCGCCTGTCCGCGAGCCATAGACCTGTGTGGCCACGGGGTTCGCAATCGGGGTAGGGAAGTCAAGAATGTCCTTGCGGTAGTAGACATAAGCCTCCACTTCCGACATGATGCTGTTGCCGCAGTAGGAGACCACACGGTCGTTCAGCTCTTCCAGGGCCTTGGCCACCACACTGGGGTCGTTATCGCCATACTGCAGGTAGTAGCTGCGCATGATGATCATCAGGTCGGCCTCAGACTGGTCGTCGATCGAGTACTTGCCGTTGCTACGAGCGTGCACATCGGCCTTGATCTTGGCCTGAAGATTGGATATGTTGGCCTGGCTGAAGAACATCTGGTTCAGCGGCGTGCACGAATGACGGTAATTGATGCGCTCCATCATCGTAGACGGAACCACACCCGCTTCGGGGGAGTTCAGTGTGACAGGAGGAACACTCTGTCCCTCCTGCGAACCCGACAGAGGAAGACGGCCCGTGTGTTTCGGGGCCGCTTGGATGGCTGTGCCTGTGTAAAAGTCCGCTAAACTGGGGACAGAGTAGTCAAGGCTGAACTGCATTGTGAGTTCACTACACAATATTCTGTCCAAATTGGCTGGTGTCGGGAGATGCACAGGTTAGCTCTACGGTGTAGCACGGTTGCAGCGATGTGTTCAAGAAGGGCAAGTTGGACCCCACCAAGGACTGTGGTTCTAACACATTCGAGTTCGTATTGGTGGTTCCGTATCCATTGATGGCCCCGGGGTACTTGGGAGTTGCATTGCCCTGGGCATCCGAGACAAAAAAGTTAGGAAGCACGAATCCATTGTAGGCTGCCACATTGGGCAGCGTCCGCGCATACCCTGCAGACAGGTCACGAGGACCCATTACACCGTTTCCAGTATCGACATAATCCAACAGTGCCAGAACTGACAGTGGGTTGCCTACGAGGTTCTTGATAAAGTTGATCTTCGACGTGGGAGTCAGCGGAGACACTTGCATGTTGCAGAGCGTGGTGGTATCGAACAGGACGCGGTCTCCGATGCGGAGGTCGTTGGAACTAAAGTACGAGTAGTCAGCAGCAAAGCACTTCAAGAACAAACCACTCGAAGCATCGGCCTGGATCAGCGAGACGGCAAGTGTGTCCAACTGGGTAAACGGTGTTCCGATTGGATCCGTCAGGTTGATTGTCAGTTTCTGGAGACTCGGAATCGGAGAGGGAAGCTGATGTGCCTCAAGTCCCCAAGGCTCATAGTCATAATGCTGAACGCCAATATCAAGGGTAAAGTCCGTCTGTGTGCGCGTCTTCTGCGTCAGGGCAGAAAAGGTGCGGCGCGTAGGTTCATTGCCACCGTAGTAGTCGCCGTAGTAGGTATCCAGATTCAGGAGGAGATACGGGTAGGTCGAAAAGGCAGAGTATGTCTTGCCCACGACGTGCTGCGTGATAGCCGCCGAATCTGCATTCCCTGGAATACTGGGTACGATCAAAAACTGTTTCTGAGGGAGAATGGCGCGAACCATGCGAATGGAGGTCACGAACACTGCTTGGTCTACAGTGCCAAACCCAAGGCCCGATGGCTGAATAAAGTAGTTGTCATTTGGCAGATTGCAGTTGGGAACGTTCGTCAGTCCAGGGTTATAGGGCGGGTACGTGACGCCATTGTAGATCCATCCAGTTGTGTTCAGGATCCCAGGCACAGTGTTTTTCTGCCCAAGGGCATTGGATGCATACAGCGGCATGGTCTGGTTATTCCCCGTGACGGGCTTGGAGACATACTGGGGAACCTGGCTCCCAAATGAAAAAACTAAGTTTGAATACGGATTGGGCTGCTGAACAAAGTTTCGGTGAGCCGTGTCAATCACAATATAGCGCTTCGAGATCATTGTTTGGGGAAGTTGCTGGACAGCTGTTGCTGCGGCTGTATTGGCCCATCCCGATGTAGACATTGTGTCCTTTATCCTAGGGCCTGTAAATCAGCAAGCCAGAGAGTCTCCGCGTTCGTTGTCTGGAGCCTGGAGATCTCTGCGCGAATCGTCTCCATCTCGGCAATGTGCTTGTCGCTGACCTCCTTGGTGAAGGACGACACTGGTAGGCGCATGATGTAGTCGTAAGACCCCTTGATGGTCTGGTATCCATGCTGCTCCAGTAGGGAGTCGCACTCCATCCGCGTCTTGCGGCGCAGGTTCGGCACCTGCACATCCTCGCACTGGCTCACGATGAATCGAACCACATTCGTGTGGAGGGGAAGCTGCTCCTCCAGCGCCTTGATCTGGTGGTTGCGCCGCGTCTCGTACAACTCCAGACGGACGCTCCAGAAGTCATTGAGAATACTGTTCAGGCTGTCGTACTTGGTGATGACGCCCTTGGAGTTGAAGGCGTGCATGTTGGTGGTCTTGATCTTGACCGTCAGTGACTTGACCAAGGCAGCCTCCTCGATGCCCTTGATGCGAATGTTAATGTCCTGGTCCGTAGAGGTGTCCACAAAGTCCTTGATGCGACCCTCGGCCAGCTCCTTCTCCAGCCACTCGCGGTAGTCGGCTGTCCACTCGCCAGGCGGGAGCTCCGTCACCACGAACTCATCGCCAACCTTCTTGTAGACGCCCACTGCGCCCTCCTCCGTGTAGGTGCCCTTGAAGCCCTCATAGTACGGGACGAGCTTCGTGCTGGACAGCGGAGTCCCAGCTTGGATCTTGGCAATCAGAGCGTTCTTGATGACCTTCGGATCGCACGGCGGAATGTTGGTGGAGTATCCAGTGCCGATACCGCGGGCCCCATTGACCAGCAACATCGGGAGCACGGGCGCATACCACTCGGGCTCCACGGGCAGACCGTCGTCGTCGCGATACGTCAGCACATCCATGTCCTCCTCGCGAACCAGCTTGCGCACAATCGGCTGGAGGTAGGTGTGGATGTAACGGGGAGACGCCGAATCCTTGCCGCCCTGCAGTCGCGTACCGAACTGTCCCTGCGGAACCAGCCAGGCAATGTTGTTGGCGCCCATGAAGGTCTGGGCCATACCCACAATGGTCTCATTCAGCGAGGCCTCACCGTGGTGGTATCCCGTGTGCTCAGACACATACCCTGCGAACTGGGCCACGCGGATCTCCTGCGTGAGGTTCCGCTTGAAGGCCGCATACAGGATCTTGCGCTGCGAAGTCTTCAGTCCGTCCATGACAGACGGGATGGAGCGCTCCAAGTTGTAGTATGAGAAGTGGATCAAGTCCTTGTGGATAAAGTCACTGTATGGAAGCTTGTTTCCAGTCGGAATCAGCACCGATCGGTCGTAGCCCTTGAGCCAGTCCTTGCGGTCATCTGCACGCTGCTTGTTGAAGGCCAAGTCAATGGCAGGGTCCGACTCGGCAGTGTAGTCGAACTTGACGGCATTGACCTTGGTGAAGTAGTCCTTGGCCTCGTCACGCGTCGAAGTGCCCAGTCCCTTGTAGTACTTGACCTTCCACGCTGGCGACTTCCCATCACCCGCCCTCCACTGCTCGTACTCGTACTGCGAGTAGAAGACCTTTGTCTCCTTGCCTCGGTTCGCCTTGACGATGGGCGTAGCCATGTAGGTCAGGAACCCAGGGATGGCAATGAGCTCGTGCCAGAGCTCGTGGAACAGGTTCACCAGCAAACCACGGATGTGGCTGCCGTCGAGATCCTGGTCGGTCATGATCATGACTGATCCGTAGCGCAAGTCGGCCACGCTGGTATACTTCTTGCCTGAGGTCAGGCCGAGAATCTTCTTCAACTCGGCAATCTCCTTGGTCTGCTCGACCTTGGAGTCAGACGTGTCCTTCACATTCAGCACCTTGCCCTTGAGCGGGTAGACGCCGAAGGTCTTGCGCTGCTCTTGGGACAGACCACTCAGGGCCATGGCCTTGGCTGAATCTCCCTCGGTCAGGATCAGCGTACACTTGGCCGAGTCCTTAGTCCCTGCATGCACGGCATCGTCGAGCTTGGGAATGCCCGTGATTCGGGACTGCTTCTTGCCGTCCGTCTTGGAGTTGTCCTTGGCATCCTTGGCCGACTGCGCCTCGACAATGGTCGACACCAGGTTCAGCTTGGTCACCACCTTCTTGAGCGTATCGTCGGAGAGCTTGGGGCTGGACCCGAAGGCAGTCTGCTTGGTCGTCAGCGTCTCCTTGGTCTGGCTCGTGAAGCTCGGATTCTCGATCATGGCCGTCACGAAGACAGCGAGGTTGTCGCGGACCAGGCCAGGCTTGACCTTAATCTTCTTCTTAGTCTCGAGGAACTCCACCACGTGGTTGACCACTTGGGACGTGACCGCATCCACGTGGGTACCGTTCTTGGACGTCCAGATGCCGTTAACAAAGGACATTGCGAACTGCTTGTCCGTCGGGCTGTCGGCAATGGCAATGTGCCACCGCTCATTGGGAGATTCGTACACAACAGTCTCGCACCCGAAGCCCTTGGCGTACTCGGTCAGGTTCTTGCACTTGACAGGTGTACCATTCCAGCTGACCTTGACGTCCTTGCCCAGCGTCATGGCCAGGTCGTAGACACGGCGCTCGATCAGAGACTGCATCTCTGCACCAATCTCCGTCATTCCGAAGCGCGCAAAGTCGGGCTTCCATCCGACAGACACTAGTGACTTGTGCTTGCTCTTCTTGACGATCGGCTTCTCAATCACGGTCATGTTGTTCTTGAAGACCTGGGAGTAGGCAAGTCCACGGGGTTGGTCGATGACTTCCACCGCCATTTCCTTTGCAAAGATATTGACCAGCTTGACGCCATAGCCGTTCTTGCCTCCCACCAGCTTCTTCTCGTCCTTGTTGTAGTTGGCGGATGTCAGTAGCTCTCCAAAGATCATCTGGGGAATCCAAACCTTGTGATCGGGGTGCTCGGCGACATCAATGGGCTCTCCGTCGTTCGTGATGCTGAAACCCTCTGTGTCGCACTTGATGGTAACTGACCTGACAGGAGTCTCGGAGTTCTTCTGGCGCAGGCGAACAACCTGGTCGTGGGCGTTCACCAGCAGCTCGTCGACCAGCTTGTAGAAGCCAGGGTTGACAGGAATGGTTGCGGACTTGAAGTTGTCTCCATCGCGCACAAAGACCTCTTCGGGTCCAGTGACGATGCTGCCGACATAGGTGTCGGGGAGGTCGAGGATGTGCTCGCGGTGCGTCTTGCGCTGGTAGTTAGTTGAGAGTGCCATGGTAAGATAGTTCAATCACACACCATAGTCTTTTCGTTTTTAAAGATAAGATGCAGGGCGTTCAAGGCCCTCAAGGTCCGCAGGGGTTTCCAGGTGCTACTGGTCCCACTGGATTCCAAGGATCACAGGGTCCGCAGGGGCTTCCGAACGGTGTAGCAGGTGCTGACTTTTATACCTCCAACACTCGACTGAACCTCTACTCCTTCACGACGGGCTCGACACTTGCATTCTCAAACGGAAGTGCATCTACGTACTACAACATTACATCCACGACGCCACTGACAGTCTTATCCAATGCGAGTCCAGGTGCAACCAGTGCAGGAGCGTTCTGGGTCTTTCGAAACAACACATCTGCTCTCATAACAGTCACAGGGCTTGTCAATATGTCTGTAACATACGCAGGGGCAACGCCTGCATATGTCTTGTACATTGGAAGTGGAAATGCCACGACCCTCGTGTCAGCTGGAGGGTCATCCTTTATTGCGTTTTAACAAATGAACACTGGCCCAACGGGTCTCCAGGGACAAGATGGACTACAGGGAGGTCTCGGTCCAACGGGTCCAACGGGTCCAACGGGACTCACGGGGTGGGGAGGTGCCCCTATACCAGGAGTAAACGGAACAGGGACATTCCGATTGTCTCAGGTTGCGTCGGGTACAACGATCACAGTGACGACAGCGTCAATGGGCACATCCTACTACATCACGACACCTGGACTCACTACGATTGTACTGCCATCCTCCATGGCGGGCATTACGGCAGGCGCCTTTTGGGTGTTTCAGAATGACACGAGTCTTGCACTGTACATATCCCTGACCAATGGAACTGCACTGTACATGGGTGCACCCGCTGCATCCCTGCTTACCGTACCGAGCAATTCAGGGTTGACTCTCGTGTACACGGGAACTGCACAGGGTTATATTGTTTTTTAGGAGTAATGCTAGCGAGCGCACTGCTCAAGGCGTACCCGGTTGGCGGCACGGGACCCGTACTTCCAAGCTGGTCGCTTCCAAGTGGAAGTCAGTTGTATCCCATGCGACAAGGGCTTCTATACAGCTTGCCCTACAACAAGATCTTCTGGGTGTCTCGAAATGGATCGAACTGGAGCTTCTTCAATGTTCTGCCCACGGGTGCAAACGGAACGGTTCCATCCCCATTTCCACTTCTTCCTTCGGCCACAGGGACATCGTTTGCTCTCAACTCGGTTGTCTTGAACCAGGATAGCACAGTGGCCTACTCGCTCTACGACACGAACCTGGGCTCTGGAGTGAAGAGCTATCTGTATTCTGCAACATCCTCGGGCGGGTCCGTGCTTTACGGGGACAATACGCTCTCCATGCGTGGTATGGTGATGGACCCAACCAATAGCTTTCTGTACATAACGGAACAGACGGGTAACGCCATTGTAAAGGTAACAACGGGCGGGTCGCTTTCGAGCTTCGTGACAGTATCCTCGCCAAATGGTCTCGCAATTGACGGCGTGGGAAACCTCTATGTCGGACTGAATGGGTCGTATGTTTCGCGCGTAACGCCCTCGGGGACAGTCACTGCCTATTCGCTGGCAACCTTTACGACGCCCTCGGCTCTTGCGTACGATGTCGTGACGGCAATGCTAGCGGTGGGCGACTCGACAACTGGAACAGTATACGGTGTGTCTCCGTCGGGGTCCACGGTGCCCCTTGCAACTGGCATTGGGTCTATCGCGGGGATACTTGCACTGGGAGGCCGCTTCTACATCTACGATGCTGTCGGAGGAATCAGGTCCATCGTAACCACGAGTTGAACAAGGCCCTCGGGCATTGTCCATCCAAATGTCACGCCCTTGACCTGGCTCTGCAGCGACGCAACCGCCTGATCAATGCTCGTTCCCAGGAGGTAGGCGACATACTCGGGCAATGTCCTTGACACGCTATCCACACAGACTGTGGGCACTGTCAATGGCGTAGACAGAACAACCGCGTGGTCTGGGAACCCCAGCCCCGCCCATGCATGAAGCTTGTCGACCAATCCATTCGAGGATGTATCGAACAGACCCGTCAAGACTGCACGGTCAGCTGCCTCCTTTGCCGTGCGCGCGGCGACTGTACTTTTTAGGTCATCCAGAGTGACTAGGATTGTTGCCATTTTGTTTACCTTCAAGAGTTTTCACTAACCAGTCCAGACAAGAGTATATGCCACCCAAGAAACAGCTTCAAGAAGCACC